TTAAACGCTCATATAGGTATGAAGATGCCTGATCCATACGATATCATCCTTTTTTGCCGTATTATACGCAGCATCCCAAAACCGGATAAAGCCGATGCTTGTTAAATCTGCATAACGTTTCACAGTTGTATCATTCGGATTGGCACCGGCATTGTCAAACCCACGTAACGAAGTAGAAGCGGAGCCAAATGGCAGGCCTCTGAAAGTAATGACCTGCAGAGCATCTGTTACCTGGAAGCGTTGCAATAAAACTTCCAGTGTGATAATGACCATTTTCCCGATTCTGGCATACCCTGCCTTGTCCAGCCGCCATATTTTATAATCAGGAGAGGAATTGACCGGGTCGAGTGTTGGTACCCAGGTGCCGTCTTCATAAGCCGGGACGTCCGTTGCCAAAGCGATCGTACCGCTTTTATCAGGAAAATTAAAGGTGCGAGCGCCGGTATTGGAAAATTTAAAAAAGCTGTCGTAAGACAATGCGGAATCTTTAATTGCCAGTCCGGCGCTGCTGCCGTAGATAGCGTATCCATTGCCCGTATTTTTATATCCATCAGATTTATTTAAACAAATGGACGAGTTGAAAAAAGCAAAATTACCGAATGTCTTTTCTCCGGCCACGGTTTCGTTACCTGTGAGGTGAACGACATCCGTGTTGTTCGCTTTGGTGTTCAATACGGCCTGCTGGGCAGTGCTGACGGGCTTGTCGATATCCTTTGTATTGTCCGCATTACCCAGTCCTACATCGGTTTTGTCCAGTACGACGGCACCTATTTTATTATTCACAGACACCACTGCATCAGTGTTGCTGACTTTCTTCCAGCCGGCAGTCCCGTTACTGATGATCCAGTCGCCGGTTTTATAGGCTTCGCCGTTATAGTTCCCGGCTTCATTTATCAGAAAATACCAACCCAGATTGACGGCGCCGGCTGCGGGTAACGGCTGCCCATCGATAGTTGTATCCGAAGAGCTGATCAGATCCTTTACGGTGGCATAAAAGCCCTTAAATTTCACATTGCCTAAAACGGCATCCGGCAGTTGTGATATTACTATCTTGCCGGTTGTGCTGTCCAGACTGGCTTTTGTTTGCAGTTTATTGTCCATTTCGGCTTTGATGGCGCCGGCTTGCTCACTTATTTTACTGTTCAACTGGTAAACGGCCGCACTTGTTGCCAGCACATCGGACGCATTCTGGTCAGTAGCATCAGAGACCGTGTTGGGCACATTGGCCAATCCCACCTGGGCTTTCGTCACGTTATGCGGATTGCTCTGGCTGGCCACGTGATTGGCGATAGCTTCCTGGTCAGCCTTGGCGTTTAGTATTGCCCGTAGTCCGGCTATATTATCGATGGGCAGCTGGTCTTCCGTCAAATGGAAATAAGAGTCCATCAAATCCCAGAATTGTTGTTGGGTAGGATAATCTCCTGTCTCAAACCAGGATTTCAGCCTGTTTCTGTTTTGTAAAGCCATAGTTTTTATTGAGACAGCCAACCGGCATCATCTAACCGATGATACCGGTATATGCTGAATTATTTACAGTTCGTATAAAGGGATAACATTAACAATAGGTCTGCCGGAATTACATGCCGGCATTGCCATTTTCCGGCGCAACCGGCAGTGGCAGATCTTTCCAGGCGATATTGGCATAAGCCAGCAGCTCTCCGCCTTCCTGTTCAACGAATTCTCTGTCCAACAATGAGTCTGGCGACAGTGCCCGGCGTACCGGGTTTCCGAATCCTATCATTTCACCGGAAGCGTTATAATACGGTTCTTCCCATTTAGCATGAATGATTTTGTTCGATAAGATTTCAACGGATAACTTCTTCATGATTGAATATTTTATTTGGGGGTAACAGTATTATACAAATTGTTTAAAGCCGGCAAAGGGATAGGTTTCTCCCACCAACCTGTTGGCGCCGCCGGCCACCGTGTCTGTAAACGGTTCGAAGGACATACGGCTCACCAGCATTTTCTGGTATCTCCAGTCTGCCACAGGACCGGCCCAGGCGCCCAGCGGGTCTACCTTCCAGGGTTCATTACGGTCAGGTTTTGAAGGGAACCAAAGACCTACCGTCCACCTGCCTGGCACGTCTGGTACAAAATGGCTGTTCACCTGTACCCTTGCACCGTCCACAAAAAACTCCACCCTGTCGGCATACCAGTCGAACCGGAATTCATGAAACCGGCCATCCCATACATTTCTGTCGAGGCTTGTCAGCATGGCCAGGTATTCGTCCTGGAAAGGATCTGTGCCGAACGTAAAGCCGTTACCGCCTCCCAGTTCACCTTTCCAGTTATTACATTTCATGTTGAACTTCGTAGGTTGATAGAGCCGTTGTATTTCATCATTGACCTTTACCCAGCTCTCTGCCAGATTGGGCTTTGCGGCATTGATCAGTTTCCAGGTGCCGTTTTTGGAGGTATCCGGATCATTGGCCACCGCCACCAGTTCGCCATTCCATACGATGTTGTAGTTAGGCGTCAACATTTCCGCCACTGTAGCAAAAACGTACATGGCGTTGTGGCTGGGCAGCTCAATATCAATTTCATTGTTTTCCACGATGTAGTAGCCGTCCTCGTAGCTTCCCTGCCGGCGCAGGCCTTGTGCCAGCAGTTGTTCATAGCGTGGGTCCTGCGGATATACTTCCCCGTAGTGGAAGGTCCAGAACGCCGGCGCCACGCCGATCTTTTCCGGTAATTTCGCTGTAATCCTGAAACTGCCGTAGCCACAATATTCCTTCGTAGACATCACCGCGCCCACCCTTCTCTTCCAGGGGTTGCCAAACAACGGGTCATTGGGGATATCGTGCTTTTTGGGGCTCCCGTCCCTGTTGTACCCCTGCAGACTTCCATCATAGGAGTCGCCATGCGCCTCAAACACCAGCAAATTGTCCTGTATGTAGATGTTTTCAGGCGCCACGCCGCCGTTGGCGCCGCCCCAGGCTTTTGCCATCGGGTAAAACGCATTGACCACGGTACGGCCGGCCTCTGTGGGGTTGTTTTCAAAATCCGCGACTATGGGAGCCAATGCCTTAGCATCGGGCAATACCTCTATGTCTATCGGCGCAGTCACGCCTGAACTGTTTTGGATGTAAAACTTCCGGCGGCCCACCGGGGCATCCGGAGGTACGGTACATACAATACGATCGTTGTTCAGTACGATCATGTTCTTCCGGAGTATCTGGTATTTGTTGGCAGGATCAGTAATGTCCTCCAAAATACCGATAGGATAAGGCGGGTCCTGGTACTTTCCGGCAATATTACCATCCATGATGATATCGGTGAAGTAAACATATTTGAACACACCGCCCACCGCGCTCATCACAGTGCTGTTATCTACCGTTTTATTACCGATTTCCAGGTTATGCAAATTGTTGTCCACGAAGGCGGAAGCATTGCTGAACTGTCCGGTGGCAGCGTCCACATAGTTGAGCCACATTTTGGACTGTGCCGGGTCCGCCGCTCTGAACACCAGTATTTTATTCCAGCTGTCGGGGTTGATGGTCCCGTTACTGATCATCTCCTCTGATGCAGAAGCGCTTTTCTGTCGCCAGTGGATTTTACGCGTCGCACAGTCTACATACACATATATCCCGTTTTCCCCGGCGGCCATTACTGAGATGAGCGGCCATTCACCGGTGGCAGGCAAGTCTGCCGCCGCCACATAAAAGTGTACGCCGATGGAATAATATTTATTTCCGGTGTTGCTGGTGATATCCGCCAGGGTAATGGGCACAACAATCCCGTCTCCTTTTTTACCAACCTTCAATCCGATATGGTCCAGCACCTTTACCGTGCTGCCGGTGGAGCTACAGTTGGCAAAATTTCCAAACCAGTCCCTCATAGCGTATTCCAGCGAATAATATGCGCCTATTTTGGGTGGCAGCATGGCATCCCTGAAACTGCCGGCCGGCTTATTATAAATAAGTTCTGAATTATGATAATATTTCTGCGGAATGTCAGCCGTTTTAAATTCAGTGGGCACGTTGACCGTCATATCCAGCTTGCCACCGGCGGGGTCGTTGTTGATCAGCCTGAAGACATAGTTCTCACCGCTCTTTAAGTCACTGATAGCGGGTGGATTAAACACTGTCCCGTCAGGCAATATCATTAGCGCGTTGGATATGGTTGTATAATTACTCTCCACATCGGCGGCTTTTGCTTCCCGGACTTTCAGTGTCATCACCTGCAACTGCGCAGCCTCTTTACCGGGTATCCAATTGATTTTCTTAAGCTCAAAATTCATATAATAAATTTTAACAGTATCGGTTAAACGAAATTATTCAGTTCCATACTGCCGATCACGCCCGGACTGTTACCCGCGCCCTTAGTCATATACAACCGGAACCAGAGATAGTTTTCGTCATCATACTTTTCATATAATTCGCCGCCACCATTAATTTTAGGACAAATCACCTGTGTACCTTTTACCGCTTTGGGGTATTGGGTGTTCAGGTCGTCGTCAGACAAAGGGCTGGTGATATCGGCCCGCACTATTTTTGTGGTACGGGCTATCGTTTCCTGCAGCAGTTGAAAGAGCGTGGTATATGCTTCCTGGTCTGCCTTTGCAGCCAGCAGCTGCCGTAGGCCGGTGATATTATCGATACCGATCTGGTCTTCTGCTTTATGTAAAAAGCTGTCTATCCATTCCCAGAATTGCGTCTGTGTTGGATAAGCGCCTGTTTGGAACCAGGACTTCAGCTTATTTCTTGATTGAATGGCCATGATATTTTTCCTTTTTAAAGTTTCATAATCCAGAGGGTCACGAAAAACGGCGGGCGGTTTTCGTGCGGGTACCCATATCCTGAACTACTGGTGGTACCGTTATAACCAAGCCTGTTGGGGTTTATTAACCATCCCGGTCCGTAGTCGTTTTCCTCTGCGCCGTCTCCCCAGGTATTATTGTCCTGATGAGGGGAAGCATAGCCGTGGGTGTGAGGCCCGTTCTGTTCGGCCGTTAACGACACCCAGTCTTTACCGCCGGTTTTTCCGAAATCGTTATAGTCAAACTGGAGAGGATCATAACCTACAGCAAATCGTCCGCCACGGTTTTTGGTGCCGTTGGCGCCATTACAAACAGCCCATCCGGTCCGTTCATTAATCCCTAAACCGGTGCTGTCAAAATTCGCCTGTAAATACGGCTTGCTGCAATCAATTTCTATTACGTCCCCTCTTTTCCAGACGTTGTCTATTCTTTGGCCAAGCCTTGTTTCCAGCGATGCGATGGTATTTTTTAATCCCAGCAGGGTTTCGATGCGTTGCAGGCTGCTGTAGGCAATGCCGCCGGCAGCAAAACGAGCCTGTCGGGTGAAATAAACGTTCCGATCTACCAGGTCGGCAAATTTCCGGGGCTCTGCCAGTTCCTCCACAATCCAGGTGGATTGTTTGGGTCCGCCAATAAAGGGCAGCAGTTCACCGTTATAACTGATCCATCCGTTAGCCACGGTGCTGCCGGTTTCTTCCATTCCGGACACGATCACTGCGCTACCTACCAACCGGGCCAGTGCGCCCAAAGATTCGCGGTAAGACTTCTGCATAAAGTCCAGCGTATACTGGGTCATCGGGAATCCGCCAAGGTTTGTTAATTCTTCTACTCTGTTCATGCTCTTTGTATTTTATAAGTCTTACCAGCTAATTTGTAGTTATTAATTAAAGCGCCCATTTCGTTTTCGTCGAAGTACAGGTTACGGGGGGTGAACACATAAAAACTAACGGGGTTGCTTCCCACCTCTTCTTCCGTATACAGGTACAGTGGCTTATTTTCGGCTTCCTGCCAGAGGTACACCGGTTTTTGTTCAATTTCCTGGTAGAGAAAAACCGGTTCGTAGATCATCCCATCAGAAATTTTAATTCTTCTTTGCGAAATGTCGTAGCGGTCGTTTAAAAGCCTTTCCAGGTAGACTACCTGCGGGGTTATTTTTAACCGGTACAGGTTAGCGTCCCGGTTGCGCCTGAATTGCTGATACAAATAATTCACGGGGTTGCACAGTGCCAGCAGCCATGCCACATGTCTCATTTTACGCAGCCGGGGTGGCATCAGTAACCTCACCAGTTTGGGAAAGTCTATTTCATAAATCCTGCTCATATAATCACACTTTGTGGGAGGTATTCAATATGCAGATCATCCTTCGGCGTTTTTATTCTCAGGTAGCCGGCATCCGGACTGTACTTTACATCAAATGCGGTGAATGGTACGTCGGAATAGCTGGCCTGCGCCTGTACAATATGGGGGATCACGACACCATCTACTTTTTGCAGCGCATCCACGAGGTAAGACAATACAAATACACCGTTAAACGGCAGGTTTCTCAGATAGGTTTTGATACAAGTCAGTACCGGTTCTGAATCTGTGCCATCCAGACGGGCGCCGTCTTTGTCCAGCACCAGCGGGTTATAGTAGATTTTCAGCGTTAGTTTGAGGCTGTCAGCGTCACGGCTTTCAACGATCAGCGGGTTTACGCCGGCATCCTTGATGCGCTGCATGTATTCCCCGAAGGCATCCAGTTCCGTCGCTGTCAGCGGGGCCAGGTCAACGGCGTTCATTTTAGCCACTTTCATTTTCAGGCCTCTTGTCTGTTCCACCACTGCGCAGAAGGCCACAATCTTTCTTTCGTTGATCTGTTCTTCGGTCAGCCCTGTGTTATCGTAGTAGTCTTCGTCCTGCACCAGTTCAGCGCCATACTGAAAGTCTTTTGCCTTATTGGCGTACCACCGCAGGTGATGCGGCGAGCGTTCATCAATCAGGCTGGTCACTTCCGCCTTATGCTGGTCGAAAAGGTTCTCTACCGCCCAAACGGTCACGGCCACCACATAGGTCCACATCCGCCAGATGGCTGTTTTGCTGGTACTTGTCAGACCAGACAAGGTAGCGGATGTATTCACCCTGCCAATGATATCTTCCTGTATTTCGGTTATTGTTCTTGCCATAATAAAATGTTGTCCTGTTACGCTCTGTTTCTGTGCCTGGTTTTAACTTACCCTGAAATCGATCTGTATTCCCATATATCCGATGCCTCCTTTGATAGCTGCATCGTCTTCAGCAGTAAATGCATTGGCGGGAAAGATCTTATTATCTCTCAAATATTGAAACACTCTCCTGTCAGTCACCTCCACATCGGGCACCAGCAAATATTTTCCCGGCACCAGGTTATCGGTAATGCTCAGTTCATTAGCACCGGCAAATGCGAAGAGGGTATCAATTCCGCCTTTTGTCTGCATAGCAATGTCCAACAGGCATTGATGTGGTTTTATATCAACTGTTTCCATATACTGCGTCTATATTTAGTTCTCCTTTATCGTTGATATCAACTGATTTCACCTGCATGCCATCTCCCACAAACTGCATTTGTAATTCGCGCAGCAGGTCGCCGATGTTGTTGTCCTGCAGGTAACCAAAAGCATCTATGCCTATTGTCGGAAATTCCTTGAAGGAACCTTTGTTATTGATCAGCAGCATTTCCTGATGTTGCAGGGTACTAAAGCCAGCTACCAGGTCTCCATTGGCTATGTCCAGATCGATGTCTTTATTAAATAATATATCTTTCATGATAATTGACCGTTAAAAACGCCTGTTACCGGTCCCCCGTTAGGGGGCGCCGTTAATCCGGCCGTGTAATTAATCTGTGCGGTTTTCACATAGGTATCCACCGCTTCTGCCAATTTGCTGCAAAACATCTCCAGGCTTTGTTCTTCATCCGCATCAGCATCCTTTACATCTTTGAATACCTTTTTAATATCTGCGGCCAATGTGCTTTTATTCAGTGGCATGGTACTATTTTATAAGTTTGGATAAACGGTCCTTGATCGCAACAAACGCCGCTTTGTTCATGGGGGCATAGATTTTCACGATTTCGTCCAGCAGATCGTCCAGGCATTTTTTCAGCGTGTCATTGCCATTGCCGACCAGTAAACCGTCTTTATCAAACTCCATGTATTTTTTATCAGCGTTGTATTTTATCTTTTCGATTTTTTCTGTGCTGATCACCACATAGTCATCGCTGCCATTTATACGGCCGATCAACACACTGGAACCTTCCGGCGGAATAGCTGCTATCCCGTCATGCGTACCGGCTACGGAACGCAGGCGAACGTTGGCAATGTTTAATCCGGTGGCCAGCTGTACGTCCACCACACCCGCTTTTTCATCTGTTGCGATTACCGTGGCCGGAATGATAGTGGCATGCGTTTGGCTAAGCTTTCTTAGGCCCTGCACCAGTTGTGCCTGTTGTTTGTTCATCTTTCTTAGTTATTTTATCGCCAATTCCACAAACCCTTCTGGCGCCGCCGGTTCCAAAAGTCACCTCGGTACTGTCCAACACATATTTACCGTCTCTGTCTGTATAATTCTGGTCCGTTAATGACACCGCAAAACCAGGCACCGCAAATGGTTGCAGGAAAGCCGTCACTTTTCCGTCATAGCCGTCATAGGTTAAATCTTTAAGCATCCTGAGTGCGGCTCCCTTCAACCCTTCCTTCGGGTCTATACGGGGTACGTAAAATGTCCGGATATCCCCCTTTTCGCCCACTACTTCATCTATTGCAACGTTCCGGCTGGTAAAATGAATCACTTTCACCTTTAGCGGCGCGTCAACAGCTTTCCTGTACCGTAATTGGTCGCTGCTGGCAAGGTTCCATCCGATAGCATATTTCACGGCATTTTTGACTTCTTTGTATTCCAGGGGCTCCAGTTTATTTCCTGTCCACTTTCTATTTTTCTTATAGGCGGCCCTTTTTCCCAGTTGTATATCTTTCAGCCCGGCATACAATTCCGGTCCGTTGAAATAAATAGTCACATAGGCATCCTTTTTTAATTTTTCCAATGCCTCCGTTCCCGTCTCACCATTAAAACTCATGCTCACCAATGGAATATCGGGGATATTATCACTCAGTACAATATCCGTACCTTGCCTGATGAACTCCAGCACCTCCCTGACGGTCGTACCGGGTGGTTCCTTGTTCTCCGGGTCTTTTTTACGATAATCCTGTAATTCCTTTAAGGACGGAAACTCTTTTGTGATCACCTTGTTCCGCAGCTGCCAGCTATAACCTTCGCATTCGATCTCGCAGGGGGTAGTGAAATTTATTCTGCTGACAAAACCTTCAAACTCCAGTTCGAGGTCACCATCATATCCCAGCCATATTTCCACATGGTCACCAACGTTAAAGAATGAAGCTGTATTCTCCTGCACTCTCTGTCCTACTCCCTTAATGGCTTCTTTGGTAATCGTAAATTTCCTGTCTATATCATTCTCTCCGGGTTTCAATAAGGAGGGGGTGTTCAACTCTCCAGCCTTAAACAGTACAGCAGAAGTGGGTAGCCTTATATTGGCAGTATCCACAAATGAGTAGATGCTCCTCTTTACTTTCACCTCATTTACTTCATTGAAGCGGTGCCGGCCTATTCGTATTTCACAGGTAAGTCTGAACATCAGTCAAGAATAAGTTTAAATTTACTGTCAGTAATCAGGTTTATTTCATAGGGCTTTACATTCTCTACGCCCACAACCTCGGGCCAGGTGATGTCTGTAAAGACCACCCTGTCCCCATCTTTCATAAAGAGATCCGTTAACGCACTTCGGATAAAGAATGCTATATTCTTTTCGAAATAGTCATTTAATTCTTTGATCTCCTCCAAAGGATACATGTTATCTTCTCTGATGATGATACCCCTGATGTTGATTTTGTAATCCTCCGTGTTAATCAGCTCCTTAACCGTACCCGCACGGTTTACCATGGCGGTTTCCACAATGGTTTTACGACAGGTTATTTTCATCACCGGGTTCCGGAGCACCAGGTCATTCCCCAGCTGTGTTGTACCAATACTCACCGGCATAAAATAGGGGCGGCCAAACTGTTCCCTTCCATAAAAAGGAGCCTTGCTTCCACCCGCGGCGTTGCCTGGCTTATGTATAATATCAAAAGGCGGAGGATTATAATTCCAGATGTCCTTAAAATACTTCTCTAATAATAACTTGGTTGTCATATATTGATGGCGTTTGCACTGTTTAATACACGGAGGAAAGCTTCTGTCACCATTTGTTCCACCTCATTGGCACCTTCTTTCAGTTGCGTGGTGTGGATATTGATGTTGTCGAACAATTTCTGGAGGTTAATGATAATATTCTTGTTACCACCACCAGTAATTCCTTCTGTTTTATTTTTCGCACCGTCCAATCCGCTAAGTTTCGCTCCGGGGGCCGTATTTCCCTCACCTGTAAAGCCTGTTGGCATCACCGGCGTGGCAAACGGGTTGCCAAGTTTTATTTTTGGGGCATTGACTCCTTTTCCATACCCTTCGTTAAATGCGGCCTTCACTTTTCCGCCGTTGTTGTAGGCGTTCTTTATAGCGGTAACACCGGTCAGGTCAGCCACTGCTGTTTTCCCCACTTCCCATGCCTGGCTCCATTCACCTTTGAACATGTGCATGAGCGCCTTCCCGATGCCACTGAGGCCGGACGCTACCCCTTTCAGGCTATCAATAAGGAAATCCTTTATCAACCCGATAAATGCTTTCATGGCTTCCCAGGTGCCCCACAGTCCTCCTCTGAATTTCTCAAAAGTGTTCCAGCAATAGATGACAACACCAATCAAGGCCACGCCGGCACCTACCATCAGGCCAATCGGACTGAGATTCATCACCAGGTTCAAAGCCGCCTGCCACATTGTCCATAATTTATAACCGAGGATCAGGCCTCCTATTACCGTGCCCAGAAAGCCAAACCAGTCAGCGTTTTGCGTAAGCCATACCGCAGCGGTCTGTAACCAGGTAGCGATCGGGATCAGTGCATTGTCGATAAAATCCGCAGCAATAGGCAGTAGTGCCGATCCGATAGTTGTCTGGACAGTTTGTAAAATATCATTGAACTGTCCCCATCTGGATGTCGCGGATTCACTCTGGTCTTTCATGCCATTGGCGAAAGCGCCGTTACCGGAAGCCGCATCTGCCATCACGGTAGTCAGTTGTTTAGCCGAAATTTTGCCGGCCTCCAGGCGTTTCTGCAACGTTTCCACTTCAATACCTGTCTTGGCTGAAATTCGCTCCAGCGGATTAAATCCTGCCGCAGCCAGTTCTTTTGTGGTTTCTGAGGTAAGTTTGCCGCTCTCGGTAATCTTGCTGTAAGCCTTCACCAGCTCAGTCATTTTTTCCTTGTTGCCACCGCTGACATTGCCCAGCATGGTCAACGTGGGAAGAATATTTTTCGCCGCCACGCCGCTTTGCATTAGCCCCTGCGCATTACCAATCAGGTCATTGGTCCTGAAAGGAGTGCTGGCACCCATGTGCTGTAAACTCGAAATCATTTCTTTGGCACTCTCCGCACTTCCGGTAAATTTCTTAAATGCCAGTTCTGTCTGCTCTATGTCCATGCCCATTTTGATAAGGCCAGCGGCCCCGCTGATCACCTTGTCGATGGGAAAATTATACTCACGTTTTTCCTTCTTCTTCTTTCCGGCATCTCCGGTGTCGTCAGCGGAGCCCGGCAGGGAGGATGACGATGCCATGGCGCTCGCAGCAGCAGTGGCCTTGTTCAGCTCATTGATCGTGCTGCTGAACGTATTAACACTGTCGATCCTTCCCTGCAGACTGGTCTTTACCTTATCCAGCGCAACAATCGAGGCCATGGATTTGGAATTGCTGCGTAAGGCTTCTATTTTCTCCAGCTTTTTCTGGATTTCCCCGATAGACATGCTCATGGTGCCGTTGTTGGCAATCACTTTCCGCTGCCAGTCAGACACTTTCCCAAACGCAGCAATAGCGGCTTCGTTCATCTCTCCAAATCCTACGCTCATATCGTTACTCTTTTTTGCTTTTCCGGACCAGTCCTTATCGGAAGGACTGTCCTTTTAATTCTCTTTGCCTTATATCGTGCAGTTGCGCGAACTTCTGCGCCCACTGCGCATCCGTCAGCTGCGAGGTGTCTACCTGCGGCAAATAATATTCAAACAGCGTTTGTATATAACCCAGCGGATTACTTTCAAAATCGCCGGACGCCTCGCTTAGAGCTTTTCCACCTCTACTTTTTTGGCATCCAGCAGTTTGTCCAGCTGTGCGCCCAGACCGTAGAGATAAGACTTGTCTTCCACTATCGCTTCATCACCGCCCAACCAGGTAGCTTTCAGAATTGTTTCGTGATATGCCAGCGGATCACCTGAAATCAGTGTCATAGCATAGCTCACTTCATCCCTGTTGGGTTTTCTGCAATACCCGACTTTACCATCAGCGGCAGTCAGTTTGAAGACATCTTTATATTTCTCTTTCCAGGCCTGAATGTGTTCATTCGTGATCTTTACCGCTTTTTCTATTGTCATGATTTTAATATTGATAATGATGAATAATCAAATGGATGATTACATGTTCTGCTGCAGGCCCATGAAAATGATAGGCAGGGTGATTTCCATGAATTTGGCGCCCTGTTCCCAGCCTTTTTCAAACTCTTTAAACTGGAAACCTTTGATCAGGTCAGTGCGTGGCAGCGAGCCGTCTTCTTTCACATAAGCCACCACGATGTCGCCGCTGAAATCCAGCAGGTCTCTGCCTTGTGACAGGCGGACAATATCCACCAACCTGTCGAACTGGAACTTCAGCAATTTGATTTCACCTTCGTAGGTACGCTTACCGCGCTGGATGCCGATTGGCTCATCGCCTGCGCCATGCAGGTGTTCTTTTTCCTGCGACAATTTGTATTTAATGCCCCTGATACCGGTCAGCTCCTGTCCCATTACCACCACTTTCATATTGGCCCAGGTACATTCTTTACTATCAAACATATTTTAGACTTTTAAATATTATACAATCTGGTTTATTTGTTCAGCGCCGGATTTTCAAAGCCCAGTAACACTTCAATCTGTTTGGTGTATCCTACCGGAACAACAGACGCCGCAATGGTGATTTTACCGGTGCTGATCACGTTCTGCTCCGCGTTGATGTATGCGCTGAAGGAACTGATCTCTTCTGACATGGCAGTGTTAACAGCATTCTCAATCTTACCCTGCAGGTATTTGATGACTGCCACATTGATCCTGCCCTGCGCATCCACTTTAATTTCATCATTCAGTTCTTCCAGGTATGTCTGATAGCAGATCAGCGTCACCTTGTCGATCACACGGCCCAGTGCCAGCTGGCTGTAATCATCCGTTACCGGCGCGCAGGTAGCGTCATCGTTAAAGAAATAGCCGGAGCGGCCAACGAACGTGCGCAGGAAAATGTAACCTTTGTCATGTACCTGATCGGCAGCCGTGAAGTCTTCCACTTTTTTGGTGTTAATAAAAGCTTCCAGTACAGGCAGCGCGCCATCTTTTACACGGCCCAGGTTACGCTGTACAGGAATCACTGCTGCACGGCCCAGTGCCAGGCCCACGGAAGCGCTCGCGTCACTGGCAGTGCTGCCAATCACAACAGCGACATGGTTGGCAGACAGAGTGCGGAGGTCCTTTAATTGGGCGATATTTTCCGTATCTACAGCCCGGCCTTCGATCAGGATGCGAACGGGTTTGTATTGCGCCGCAAAAGCCAGTGCCAGTTGTTGTGCTTTGGTGACGGCGTCCAGTACGTCTTTATCGATACCGTCTGTCAGCACCGGTGTATAACCGGCAGCCGGTTTTCTGGTGAGGCCCAGTAATCTGATACGGCCCTGAGCAGCGTCCAACAGTTTTTTGGCGCTGCCGGCGTCTGCCAGGTCGGCCATTTGCGTGAGTGTTACGGTATCGGCCACCAGCATGATGTACAGCTCGGCGCCTTCGCCTGCCAGGTCATAAAACTCCTTAATGTGGCGGTATGCGCTGGCGTTGGTGCTGCCACTGGTGATACCCAGGCTTTCAGCATCGCTTACACTGAAGATAACTTTTGGCGTGCCTAACGGAAGGCCTGTCGCAGCCACACCGGTGAGTACCAGTCCTGCTACACCATCAGCAGTTGCAACGCTTCTACCAAGGTTGCCATTTCCTAATTTAACTTCTACTTTTGGTAATCCCATTTTAGTCTATTTTAATCATTGTACTTGTTTACATCCGCGTTTTTCCATTCACCCCTTTGGTGTTTTTTCTGGCAGGATGCAGTTATTTATTGGATTTGAAATTGTTATTTGACGCTGCTGTATTTGGCCTGACTGAACAGATCGTACAGGTGCTGTTTTTTGGTGTTGCCGTCCAGCTCCCGCAGCAGGATGCTTTGCAGTTTTTGCAATACGGCCTCCTGTAGTGCCGGAGAGGTTTTCTTAAGCTCCGTCACAAAACAAAGCAGCTTTGCTTCTACCGTAGCCTGTTGCTGACAGGTTTGTACAATACTGAGTGCATGAATGCCTGTTTCCAGTGCCTGCAATATTTTATTTTTCAGTATTGTATCAGCATCCCCGGGGATGATGGATTCCAGTACGTCTACCAATGGGCTTTCCAGTGCACGTTTTATGGCTTTGGTAATGTTTAGCGCCGCCGTTGCATATTCGTCTATATGCTCATCAAACTGCTGCAAGGCCCATTTGATTTTCAATCTCATTTTTTTACAAAAGGACATAGGTATAGGGTTTATAAATCTTCGAATTCTTTTCGCGCATCGAAACTGGGGCATGCTTTTTTAACAAATGGAAAGTCCCGGTGACCCTGCACCCGCGCTTCGGGGTATTGTCGCTTTAATCGGGACACAAGTTCTCTCATGGTTTTACGCTGTGCGTCTGTCCGGTTGTCCAACGGCCTGTTTGCCGCATCTACGCCGCCGATATAGCTGACGTGAATACTGTGGGCATTATGCCCGGCAACGCCGTTGCATATACGGTCCTCTGTTGCTAACTGTATTGAAGCGCCGAACTTGTCTATCAGGTAGTGATAGCCGGGACTTTTCCATTTTAGTTGTTGTTGCCAGTACTGCTGGATGGCAGCTGGTCTGGTATCTTGCGGGGTAGCCGTACAATGGATGACAATAAAATCTATACGCCTCATCTGCTACATTTTGGGGTGATTGCTGTCCAGCACTTCTTCCAGCCGCTCCATTACTTTGGTGTTGTTATCAATAACACCCATCATCTTGTCTCTGTCTTCATCCAGATACTGTGTAAGACGATCTTCCAGTTTGATCTGGCGCTTCCATAATATCCTGGCAATTACCACCAGCACTAATATTGAAAAGGCCTGATCTCCGAGCCGCTGCCAGATATTGCCGGCAGGATCAATTTGTAATAATATATTCAGTAGTTCCATACGGTGTTCACTATTATCAGTTTCACATTCGTCTTGATGTCCCCCATTTTTGTTTACACCTTATGTACTGATATCCGGTTTCTTTCGGGGTACCTGTTATTGTTCCAGGTGATTTACAATACAAAGAAACAACCTATCCGGACACCTGAAAAATCCGAAAACAATGATTAAACAGTCCTTGTATAATCATTTGCAATAGGCTGTCCAATCATTAAAAGCACTTTTCAAAAAGAGGCTCATTCCATGGAAATTTGCTGTTATTAAACAGATGATTTATCAGCAGGATGAACACTATCCTGTTAAACACTTAAAAAGCAGAAAAATGAACAGTTTATTCGCAAACATGTATGCAGCATTAGAATCCCGCATTATCGCCAACATCCCTGAAATAAAAGGCGTGTACCCGGAATTACAACAGTTAGACAACTACAAGGGGCAACCGGACCTATGGCCCTGTGTATTCATTGATTTCACCACTTTTGAATTTGAAAACCTGGCGCAACATGAACAGACGGCCAGCGGTATATTGAGCTGTAAAATGGCCTTTTCGGTCACCAAAAGCGGTAGTACCGATTTTATCGATAAACAAACAGCGTTAGATTATTATGAGATAGAAACCAAATTGCACCAGCTATTACAGGGCTGGAGCAACGGCAACTGTGCGCCGCTTGTACGGACTAAAATAGATACCGCAGACAGAAAGGACAATTTCCGGGTAAGAACTTTATCGTATAACCTGTCCTTTGAAGAAAGCATAGTAACACCTCCCGGCACCAGCACACCGCGTCCGGCAGCAGAGTTTCTGTTCCGGGCATAAACATTCCATAAAAACGGCATACATATTGTTAATAAATTATTCATTATCTTTACCCAATATAATTTTTACTTAAAATGAAATTTTATTCTGTGGTATGCCGGTTTATGTTGGCCGCATTGTTTGTATTCATCTGTAGTAACGCAAAAGCACAAACGTATAGTAAGCTCATAGGTACTCCTTACAAGGAGGCATTAAAATTTAATGAACAGGTAACAAAAATACTTAACCTGCTTGTGGACAATGAGCCGGAAGAGAGAACGAAAGGAACTTATGAGTACGAGTTTTACAATACTTCAGACAGCCTTCGGGTGAACCTGCATATCAGATATGGCGTTTACCCGGAAACAGGCCTTGTGGGCGAAGTTCTCCTGTATGGCAGTAAAGATTATCTTAACAAGATTTACAAAACGCTTTTTAACGACAAATTTGCTCCTAAAAACCCTAATTCTGTGCTCGCTCATGTAATCCGGGGCAATGAATATATCTCCATTAACACTGGCTTCGACGACGGTAACATCAGGATAGAGGAAAAAGGGAAATGATTTTTTCAAGTATAGTACATAAAAAAAGGACGCAGCGTGCTGCGTCCTTTTTTTATGCCGGATAACCGCCATCACCATGTCCACCAGGGGTATTGCAGCCGCAGCTGTTTAACAGGCGGCTGTTCCTGTTTCATGATCTGTTCCAGCCGGCTGGTATTGCATTGCATGCGGTAGATGATATTACTTTCTTTCACCCAGAATTCCTTTGATAACTCCTGGATAGCTACCTCATATCTTTTACCCTGCAGTTTGATGTAATAATAATATCTGTATAACAAACATTCATCCCGTAGGGCGATCATATCTGCAGAGCGTCCTTTTCTTACTGTTTTTTCCTCTTCCTTGCGTACAAAGCTATTGAAGAGCGATTGTTGTCCTCTCATGTTTCTAAGATATTTTCCTGCTTACCTGCGCCGGTCTTCACCGTCAAGGGTAATCATGTTAAACATTTCCCGCATCCTGGATTTCACGCGGGTCCCATAGTACTGTTCAATTTCAGCTGCCGTCAGGTTAGTGGTGATATGCGTATGGTGCCAGGGTGTTTGCTGGTTATCATATCTGTTGAGAATGATTTCCGCCATCACGTTTACCTGGTTACCATAATTTTTCTTTAGTTCTTCCGTTCCGAGGTCATCGAAGCAGATGCCGGCCTGCCGCTGGTAGAAGGTGTCTGCCGCCGTAGGCAGCGGTACCGGGCTGCTGTAACGGTAAAGCATATCATGTCCCTGCTCCGCGAACAAGGCGCTGAGTCGTCGGCAATTCGCCACCTGGTAACAGCAGCGGGGATTTTTATTGAACGCCCGCATGAGGGTTGTTTTTCCGGTACCTACGTTGCCAAACAGAAGCAATCCTTTAGACAACTTCCACGATTGGCCGTCCGTATTCATTCTCTCGAAAGCGGGATCTTCTGTAAAATAATAACACAGTGCTTTTACCGCTTCCCGGTTCATATCGTCCACCACAAACCCTTCCGGCACTACCTGGGTGCGTGAAAAAATAAAATTGAATAAAGTATGACTGTTCCATTGCATGGCGGAAGACGATTGATGTTTATCACTGTCATAGAGCGGGTTGTTCAACTCAGAGCTGCCCGAATTTTCTGACACCAGGGGTAATAATGCCTGCAGGCTGTTGAGCTGACAGGTTCTTTTTTCCGGATGTTGCATACTTTTTCTCATTGAAGTGATAATTAGCAATAAAATTATTGGCGAAGCCGGTCCAGTTACGGATAGGCGTATAACCCTGTACCCACCCCAGTCCCTCCCATTTGTTCCAGAATTTATTGGCCATTTCGTTGTTGGCGCCGGCGGCGGCAAAAAATTGCTGTACCGCTTCCAGGCTGGGCCTCACGGAGGGGGGACACGCGGCAGCGGGGGGAGGCATGTCCGCCATTCCGGCAGCAGTTTTTGTATTTACCGATGCGGCAACACCGTATGGATATTCCTTACTTTCTTCTTCTTTTTTTTCTTCTGCTTTACTTTGTGGGATTAATGTTGTTGCTGCCGTTGTTTCTTCCGGAAGAAATGCCGTCTCATCATGATCAACGTCACCGATAAGGTTATGTAGCGGACTAATCACCGCTTTACGTTTGGCGTCACGGATAATTTTCTGCCAGCGTTTCTGGATGCCTTTACTGGTGAGGATAGAAAACCGGTTGTACATCCGCTCGTCAAAAAAGCCCTTTTTAACCAGGGTATGTACCACGGCCGTTACAAGCGCGCCTGTAACGGCATTACCTATACGTTTGGCAAAGATGTACGACATTTCATCGTTCCAGTTCGTATAATATCCCTGCCGGTAAATCCAGCATAACAATCTGAGGGCAATGTATCCTCCCTGAATACCATGCTCCTCTTCTACCATCAACAACTTTGGATCATCAAAAAGATCCACGTCCATAGGAAAATACATCAATCCTTCTGCAATTGGTCTTGCCAT